TCATGGTTATTGATAGTAGTTTCTATCTCAGTCTTTAAATCTTGTGCAGTTAAAAAACTGATAGGTTCGAACAACAACTGTTCAATCCTACTACCAATATTTGGTTGAAAAGGTCTTTCATAATTTTTGGTCAAAAGCAAATAACGGACGGAACGAATGACCGCCATTTCATCATAACTCAAGGCGATATCATTTCTACCAGGTGTCCTAGTAAAGTTGAAATCTATATCTGAGTAAAGTTTTTTAAGTGTTTGTACCATTTTATTATTTATCGTAGGAGTAAAATGACTTTTTCAAAACCAAGGACTAGCTCAAAAAAATTCTAGGGCCGGAACGAAATTTTCGAATTTTAGGAAGTATTTGTATTCGCAGTATTAGATGAAAGTTTTTGCTTATATTCGTCTGTGCCTATTAGATTGTTAATCAGATATAATTGCGTATTTCCAACGTTTTCCAAATTGTCAATTTTATCCGAATCTTCAAGTAATATTAAACCTTGTTGGTAAAAGTTCCAGTCGTGGAGTCTACGTGTATTCAACATTCCACTAGCGGTTTGTAAATGTGTAACTATCGCATTTGCGGCGGTACTTGTGATATTTGACGCAATATTACTGTTTGCATCCAAATATAGTGAAGAATTCAATGTCGGATAGTCACCTGTAATAATCAGTGTATTGGAGGTAATCTCATCTCCCATGAATAGACTTGTCATGCTTCCTAACACAGGAGTTGAATCTTGAATACCATCAGTATTGTTCAACAACATCAACAAGTTTTGACCTACCTGCACAGCCGAATCATAGTCTGGATATTCGACCACAGGAGAACCGTTTTCAGGTGTGGTAGCTTCTGCTTTAGTCACACCAGCAACGTTTGAGGTGTGTTGCTTAAATAGTTCAATTTCAGTTAAAAGTGTATTTGCTGAGTACTGTAATGCCGCTCCACTGGCGGTATCATAAGTAACAATGGTCAGCATCAGATTATACAAATTTTGTGTGCTAGATTTAAGATCATTACACACATTTAAAACCGGATTTTTGTAGTAATTTGTTGCAATAATCGTACCATTAGCCAAGTCATTTTTTTGCCATGTCTCTAATGATATCGGTTGCGTGTTCAGAAAGTTTTTTGTGTCTTGACTCAGGTAAATTGCATCTCCAAATTTACTTGTGTCAAAACTGAAACTTAATCTATTAAATACGTTAGCTCCTGCCATTCAAATCTCCATTATAACATTTTACGTAAAGGTGTGGAAGTTGGACCCTTTGGTGATTTATGTATATGTGAATTGTACTGCATTCTCATAGTCATCATCGTACCCAAAGTATCTCTTACCATAGCGCCTTGTGTGAGTGGTGTCCAAAGACTTACTGCACCGAATATTGGTCCAAGTGTTTCAACGCCAAGATTTGAACCCAATTTCATACCAGCCGTTACGTTTTGTACCGCTGAAATCGATTGGTTTGATATGATTGAACCTGAAACGTTTAAGTCACTGTTTATTGTCACTGATTGTGCGGCTCTAATTGCAACCGTTCCAGTTTCTGCACCAGCAAAGAGAGAAATGTCGCCACCTGAAGTTACTTCAACATTTCCTGTTGAATTCACTCTGGTTTTACCTTCAATTTGTTGATAGGAATCCCCACCAACCTTACTATATGCATTACCGAGAACGTTGAATACGGAATCACCTTGTACGGTAATATTACAAACACCCTGAATCAATATATTATTGTTGCTTGCTATGATTTCGTACTTGTCACCTAGAACCTTAACAATTTGTTGTCCATTTGCTTGTATTTCAGTAAATGTGCCTGTTCTATGCTGGAGTCTGATACGCTCAAAATCTGGCGTGTCATCCATTTCAATAAAGTGTCCAGATTCGGAACCAATAACCTTATTTAATGGTGGTGATGCATTCCAGTCGGATGGTGGCTCAGTCCACGAATAATCCGGACCAGGTTTCTTTGCAATAAATTCCTGTTCGATTTGTGCTTCTGTTGCCATAATTTAGATTCTTCCTGAGTATGATTTTGGATTCAGTGTTGTTTCTGCTGATTTTGCAACAGTTTGTATATTAGATACTGTGGATGTTGCTGAATTAACAGTTTTATTGACATCCGAAATTAATCCTTTAACTTCTGTGACAAGACCACCAGAATTGGTGCTAACAGAAAGTGCTTTGGTGACAGCGCTTAACAATTCAGCCAAACATTGTTTAAAAAATGCTAATAATCTTGCAGGCAAACTTAAAATCCATGCAATCATTTTTTGTACGTATGCAAGGAATCTAGCAATCTCTAATATCACGTTGTTAACGAAATCTAAAAAATCTCGTATTTCTTTAAGATATGTTCTGGCTACTTTAATATAACCAACAATTTGTGTAGTTATTGGTGATGTTGATGCCGCCGTGGTGGCCGCCTCAATTGCTTTTCGTATTGCTTGAAAAATTGTTGAATTTTTTAATGCATCTACTGCCGTTTGAAATCGTATGACATTTGGTATATCACAAACGTGCGCTCTTGTTTCATCAGACTTTTCGATTCCGGTGCCTTTATATGTATAAGCTGTGGCTGGCGCTGTCGAAGAACCAACACGCACCGGTTTCATTGCTGGTGTATCAGTATAAACAATTGGTTTTACTGCATCAGATTCTTTTACATCCGAATTCGTAAATTTAGCTTTAGCATAAAAGCCTTTTCCTGCAACGGCGTCAACATCTTGTTGTGGTATAGATGGAAACACACCGAGCATTGCTGGCGCTTGTGATGATAGACCGTCCATAAAGAAACCAAAAACAAAATCACCTTCCATTGGTGTTGAAAATGTTCTGGAATTATTCACTGAGTTCAGTGGTGTTGCCCATGGCAGGTCGGCAGTTGGTATTTCTTGTAGGTTATCGGTGTGTGAACCGAAAATTCTAACTTTACAACGACCAAGATTTAATGGATCCACATTGTCTTCGATAACACCAATCCACCAAACGAAATCGTCATGGCCAAGTCTGTTTTTAAAATCTGACATTATACGTCACCTTCTATAGCTTTTTGTAAATCACCTGAATTGTCATAATTATCGACCGATGCACTGTAACTATCTTTAACCACTTCTAAAATAGTTTCATATTTACCTGCAAAATCAATAATATGACGAACTGCTGTAATCATGTAAAGTCCTGAATTGAATACATCTTCTTCACCATCGTCATATCCGGATTCATCTTTGCTTCTGCTTGATGGTAGAGTTACACCAATCACCATACCAACTGTTAGGTTTGGATCACCAGAAACCGAAAGTTTAATCCTCGAATAATGTGAAAGTGAAAGTTGTGCTGTTCTGTTGGGTATATAATCTTCAACTCTAACATCATTTGCAACGTTCCAAGGTTCTTCACTAATTCCTATTGCTTTCTTTTGGTTGGCGTTAGAAATAGAAACTTTCAATACAGCATCATAATTCTCATTTGCTTTTTTACCGAGTCTGTTTTTCAGTTCAGGTATTAACGAATTCTCGTTCAATGTTTCTGAATTCTGAAAATACGTTGAATAATCAAATGTTGTGTCTCTAAATGTTCTTGTTAAAGGATCGATTGAAATTAATCTATTCGCAAAAGCACCTGATGTTGTTCCATACAAAGTATCAAAAGTGTCAAGGAACACATATGACTTTATACCAATAAGGTTTCTACCTAACTCTCCACTTTTAATTTCCCAACCAAGGCCACTGAGTTTATCATTATGCGAACCGGCACTTCTTGGTAAATAAATGAATTGTGTATACGGTTGTTGTGTGAACAGATTCTGTAAAGAATAAAAGTTAAATCCTTCGGAATTCTCATAAAACAAAAAGTCTGCACCTTCTCTGCCTATTGGTTTGGCATAATTTGCAAGCCAGTTGATAGCCTCAAATGGCTTTTTGTATGGTATTACAAAATCATAAAGACCATCTGTTTCCTGCATTCTGATATACTTATTATCAATTTTCAGTTTGTTTGAAAGTATATCGTATATAATTTCTGATATTTTCTTACCTGAATAAGATTTACTAACTTTTGTCTGTTCAGATAGCAACAATTCTTCCGAACAGAAATGTAAAGCGTATGTTTCCGATGAATTATTGTTCAATACTCTTTCAGAAACACGATAAATTCTAAAATACTTTTCTATTGAATATTCATCGTCTGCTGTTACAGTCTTTTTAAACTTCAATTTGATGTAATCAAAACCTGACATTCCAAGTCTATCAATTAAACTGATAGCATCATTAATCAAAATTTTCCCGCTGGTGATACCCTTGAATATATCTTCATAGTAAGATAATTCAACCATCATCATCTTAATGTTGGTGTTTTCTGTCGCTGTTATAATGAATGCTTCATCGAGACTGAATTCATCAGCCGTAATTAATCCATCAGTTTGTACAACCGGTGTTTCAATTGGTGCAAGGACTGATTCACCACCAGCAACTTCAATTTTTTCCATGATTATGCAACCTTCATCAATGCTTTAAGTTGACGTTCCATTTCGCCAGCATAAGTGTTATTCAATAACTTAATCTGTCTCCTCGATTCATTAAGGTTATCTTCATAATTGAATAATGTGACGATGTTCTTTGTAATTGTAACTGTACATTTTGTTCCATTTGTAACCGGAGGGTCTGGTATATCATAAGTATTTGTTGATTCGATTAATGTATTGTAATCGTCTTCAGTTATCGACACTTCCTTCACTGTTTCTGTTCCGGTGTAAATATCGGTTGTTGTTAT